ACACATTTACGCACTTAAATTTAAAGACAATACTTTCCCGCCAGAGCCTTCTGATTTTCCCGTTCAAATTGGAAGCATGGCTGCATGGGAACAAAGACTTGTTGCAAACACGGAAAGTGAACAAAAAGAAGCAGCTTCCTTTGTCATGACTAAGAGGTCTTTGGCGGATATGGATGTTCCTCCTTATAACTGTCAAAGTCCAATGATGATGCCGATGATGCAGAAGTTATTTAACGTACCAGCGGATTTTATTGTTATGGGCGGGTTTACCATGTTCGACAAGAATAATCAACCCTATAAACCTTAAGAAGTTTTTAATAATGTATACTTAGTTTAAGTCTCATAAGACTTATTAGGAATTCCTTAAGCAGCGGCGACCGGTAGCCTACGCTTCCTAGGTTCTGGGGACGCAGCTCATTTCAACCATGAACCAACCCATCCCTGTAGACCAGCGGATTGTAGATGCGTATTTCCATCTGGACAACCAACGCGGTAACAAAGGCGCCGCCTGGTTGCTTGGAATGATTGCCACCTATGGTGTCAAGCCAGAAGATTTGGTCTCCTTTGATTGGGGACCCAACAACAGCCTGGTCCTTACAACTAAAAAACGTCCGGTCAACCCGCTGCACCCACAGTGGGTTTTCTTGTTTAACCTACAGAAAAAACGGCCATGCGAAATGCACGACCGTTTAGATTCCCTTTCTCTTCAACTGTATCGTCTTATGGCTCATCAGGCCATTGAAGTCAATGTCACTGATTTGCTATTGGCATACCGTATGCGCAAAGATCATTACAGGTCCATCAAGCAACAGCAGCCATCCTCTCCTGTTTACGCAGGTGCTTTCTGACTGCTTCCACATTCCAACGGTAGCCGTCCCTGGAACGAGTCTCCGGGAATGCGGCGAAATGCGGCCCAAGCTTCAGTGTGCCATCATCCCGCATGCGGAAGAGTTCCTTGCGGTCGATTCCTAGGAGTTCTTCTGCGCGGGCCACAGGAACCCAACCTTTGTTTTGAGCCATGACTTAGGCGTCAGGATGGACAACTCTTGTACGGTAACCGTTTTTGGGACCCGGTCAAGAGCATTCATACTTTTTTAAGGCTTCCATGAAGAACTGTAAAGCTTAAGGAAATTAAAATAAGGTAACGGCAACTAAAGAGCATGTATTACAGCGAGCATGAGCCCATCGCCTTACTCGTTGAAGTCACGCCAAAGCTAGCAAAGAAACGGTTTAGAGACGAAATCTACAAATCCTGGAGCCACAAATGTGCTTATTGCGGTGAAGATGCAACAAGTTTGGACCATGTAATTCCACGTCACAAATCAGGTGAGACCACACGCAAGAACTTGGTTCCTGCTTGTAGACGTTGCAATGCCTCTAAGGCATCCTATAAATTACACGAGTGGTATTTAAATCAAGATTTCTTTTCTAAAGCTAGGCTTAATAGAATTGAAAGATGGATTGATCAGAATCCTTTCCAGGTATTGCATTGGGAAGACGAAACGGATTCATCGTTAGTACGTGTTAATTATGTCGGACAAACCAAGGAAGGCTGTAGCTGCTGCCAAGCGATACCAGAAAGACAAGATGAAATGCAACTCGCCACAAAGAACTCCTGGGCATAAAACCAAATCTCACATTGTTAAAGCTTGTGAAGGAGGTGAGGAAAAGATTGTCCGGTTTGGTCAGCAGGGAGTAGAAGGCGCTGGCAAGAACCCTAAAACAAAAGAAGACAAGGCCCGCAAGAAGTCGTATTACGCACGACATAATGCCCAGGATCCCAATCCCGACAAAATGTCTGCACGGTACTGGAGCCATAAAACGAAATGGTGATTTTCTGCTAAACTGCGTGGGCTGATTCCTTTCCAGCATGGCCAAACCTAAAGCTTCCGGCTCCATCAAAATTCAATCCAAGCCCAAAAAAACCAGGCAAGGACAAGGTATGAACTCACTTCCTAATCACGGACGCAAACAACGTCGCGGTCAAGGTAAGTAATAAGTTGTGTATATTGGGGGTAATTAAGTTACCCCCATGTCTGATTTTTCTGCCGCAATTGAGCTAATCAGAAAGTACGAAGGGTATAACGAGAAGGCTTACCCAGATCCAGCCACTGGTAGTGAACCTTACACCATTGGTTACGGCACGCAGTATTACCCAGACGGTTCTCCAGTTAGGCGTGGACACCTCTGCACAAAACGTAAAGCTCTGGAGTATTTGTACCACGAGTTAGAAGTGCTAGACACTGAGCTAAAGAAGCTCAATCTGGGTCTTGACGATTCGATGCACCAGGCCCTACTTTCGTTTATTCATTCTGTTGGCTGGAGTTCCTTCTTGTACAGCAACATCATTGATTGTTTGGAACGAGAAGATTGGCGTGGTGCCAGTGAGGAGATCCCGAAGTGGGTCTTTGATCAAGACCATAAAATGGTTGGTGCTCTCCTGCATCGCCGCCAAGAGGAAGTCGCTTTGTTCTTGCGGCAAGCCAATGACAACCCCTGGGTCTCTACAGCAATTCTTCTGACGGCATTCCGCAATTACAGCGCAGCTGCCCACCAGGTACGTGCAATCCGTATTCTGGAGGAGTCAATCAATCCTTATACCTTGTCGGAATTTGCCAATGCCTACAGGATTGACGAAGACCCCTGGTGTGGTTCAGAGTACGAGGAATTTGATCCTCAAGGCATCTGTGACATTTAGCTTTAGAATAGTTTCAATTGAAGCATGAAACCAGGAATGGACAGATCGGTTGAACCTCACCAATTTGAGCTTCCTCTAGAGCTTCAATTCTCGATGCGTAAAGCCGAGCTACAGGCGCAGGAGATGACGTGGGATCAGCTCTATTCCGCGCTCTTGAACCTGTACCATCAGCGGTTGATGGAATGGTATGCGGTCAAATCGTTGATGGCCGATGAGAATGTCAATATTGAATGGGATTATCCTACAGATTTAGAGCTTGCTGAATTGGCTATGGCTTGTGTTTACGAAGAAGATGAAAACGAAGATGAGGAGGATGACTTACAGCCCTTTTAAACAACTGATTGCTTTAAATAGAGGATTGCTTTTTGCAATATAGTAATGTCATCGTTTGCTTGCCCCAACAACGAGTTGCATTTAATACAAAGTAAGCCTCTTACTTGATTTGTTTGATGGCAGTGGTCAACAGAAAAAGTATTGCGCCGTCCTCCAGGGGCGGTTGTTTCGCAGATTTTACACTTTCCTTTTTGTTCTTTTAACATTTTTTCGTAACTAGCAGGCGTCATTTGATATCTTTTCTCAAGGTGCCAAGCTTTTTGATAGTTGGGATAGCGCCTTTTATTGTTGTGTTTCTTTTTTCTTTCATGCGCTTCTTTGGTAAGCCATTGTTCAACATAAAAACCGTCTTTCTTTTTCCTATGCGTTTCGTAGGCCCAAAATAATCTTCCATCTTCACGTTGATCTCCACATTGAAAAGGCAATCCAGTATCTGGGTTGAGTCTTTTCATTTTTGTTCTTCGGTTAAAATAAGACGATCAAGATACCATTGAGCCTTGGCAAGGTCAGTTTTACCTCCTTTATTACGCCAACGCCATAAATATTTAACACTGTTACCACGCAAGTAACCCTGGTACTCTTCTGGGGTTAGTTGCGCTTCAATGGCTTCAATGCACTCGATGCCGCCACCATCTGTGTAGTGCGGGGGATGGTTGACCAGGTCCTGTTGAACCACAGGTGCTTCTTCCTTGACAGCCCAAGGCACCGGGCAAACGCCGTCTTTACATTCCATCTTGAGAGTATCGCTGGTTTCTACCGGAGCAAACCACGTCTTTTCTGCGACAGGATCAGCTCCTCTTCCGGCGCTGTCCCCAAGTCCAGAACTAAGGTCTTCGGTCGTGGCGATGAAGCTGGGTACATCTCTACCGCTTCCTCCATCGATGGGATATAACCCGTCATTCCAGGCCGTGCCCCCTCGAGTTCCAGTGGATTCCTTTCCAGCCCCTCTTGGCATAATGTCAGTCCGCGATTGTACTGATCATATAATGGCACGTCATTCTCTTCATTGTCGAGATTGGTGCCAAATGTTGCCTGATTCAGACAACGGCACATGACTTCATCAATGATGCTTTGACCGAGACCGTCGCGGTAATCAGCAGGGTTATGCATGGAAATATCCTGGCCTAAATTGCCTCGATTACAATATTAACATGGCAAGATTCTATAACCCCCGCAGAGAAAACATTGACCAACCGGTTGATACACCAGTTGGTTACAGGGGGCGTCTTGGTTATGACCCACGACAAGATTCTGGCTCCTCGGGCGGCGAGGTTAGTGACCTTACGCCGGAACGTCAATATGATGTTGACTTACGTCGACTAGATCGAGAGGAACGGGACACAGCTGCCGCCGCTGATACCGCCAACGTTATCCAGCAGGGCCGTGTTTCGCGGTACCTCAACGCAGCACGCCTGGCTGAGAAGTACAAATCTCAAGCCGATACAAAGTATCCAATCATTGGTAATTCCGTGGGGCGATACCCCTCAGGGCGACAGGGTGTTGTGCTGCCAAGCTTGGGCGAGGCTCCAGGGGCTCGTGGAAGTGTCAACTACCCCAACAAGCCCCAGCCGCGTACAGGTCGTGCTTACAACTGGCTTGATTCCTTTGCTTGATCAGACCTTACTGAAGACAACTTCAGGGGCTTGATTCTGGTACTTGCCCTTGCGGTCCTGGTAACTGACTTCGCATGGATTACCGCGATAGAAGAGGAGTTGGGTAACGCCTTCATCAGCGTAAATGCGGTTAAACAGGCCCGTGCAGTTACTGATTTCAAGCGTTAGGTAACCCTCCCAGCCACTTTCGGCAGGAGTGATATTAACCAGGATTCCTGATCGAGCATATGTAGATTTACCAACGGCAACTACGGTGACATCACGGGGAAGCTTGAGGCGCTCTCGTGCCACGCCCAGGCAATACCCGTAGGGAGGAAGCAGGAAGTATTTACCTTTCTCGTCTTCCAGTAATTCGGCATTGGTCAGGATTTCCGGCTTGAAATCCTTCGGATCGCATTCACCTTCTGAGATGCGTCCAAAGATGAGACATTGTTCTGGTGACAAACGGATGTCGTATCCATAGGAACTTAGCCCATAGCTGAGAATACGGCGTCCATCTTCTTTGCTGACGAGACGATCCTGGAACGGAACGATCATCTCCTCATCTTCCGCCAGTTGACGGATTTCTTTGTCGCAGAGAACGCTCATAGACCTTTTAAAGCTTTTTCAATATAGGTCATTCAGCAAAGAACACGACCCTTTTCAGAATAAATATCGATGAATCGTTGGGTTGCTTCACCAATATTGTCCTTGGGTTGCAAATAAACTAAGAATGAGGTACAGGTGTTATGGTTTTTAACTCCTTCGTTCGTTCGTGCTACAAGGTTTGGTACAGTACGCAGGATGCACACCGGAAAATCAAATAGCCGTTGTTCGTACCTAAACATGTCAGGACAGTTGGAAAAGTAAAGCCCCTCCTCAATTTCGTTGTGGTACCAGGCTTTAAACAGACGGCGAAACCAAACCGCATGGGACGATGTCAAGGTCGCAGAACACGCCCTTGTCATCTTCCAACGTTCGTTCTTTTTATCCCAAAAGTACGTCCCACTGGGCGGGAACAAGTAAACCTTACCGAACCACCTTTGGTCGTTTAGACCATCATCTGTAGGTGTGAAGAAATTTTTAGCATTGACATACTCATTGGCAAAAGTAGAGCTGGCAACATCAAGGTCAATGTGACCCATCAGTCCGTGCGCTGCTGCAACAAGATCCGCGTTGGTCACAAGCTCCAGATCTTCACGGCGCATGCCGCTTTTGGTAATTGCCATTATTGATTAGTTACTTGGTTATAGCTGATTTCAAAATAGCGGATGCCCTCATCATCATTGATGACGTATCCAGCTTTTTCAGTTGGATCAATCTTTTGTGCTGCGGAAAGGATGCGACGGAAGCTCTCGGCTAAATCACCATCATTTCCACGCTCACACTCTTCTTGTGCCGAGTGAATTTCTTTGAGGGTCCAAAAGAACATTGAACGTTCTTTGTTCCTTGGTTGGAACACCATTACCCCAGGCCCTTCTGCATCCCACATCTTGCAGTAGTGCTCACCCATGTCACCAAGGATTAAACGCACCGTAGCATCCAGCATCCGGACCTTTGTATCGTCCATATCAGGACCAATGGCCTGAGCAATTAGTTTCTCGCGTCTATTCATGGGATGCTAAACCTTGTTTCTGAAGGACTTCCTGGAGCTTGGGCAGTGGTTGGTAGATGACGACCAACTTGCCTAAGACACCACGCTTTTTAATAAGCTTACCGCTTTCGTCCCGAAGTTTGTCAAACTCACCCGAACGAATTAAATACTCAGCAACGCAACGCAACCGCCGTTTAAGAGGGAGTTCTGCAGCTGGAAATTTACTACAAATGGTGTCAGGATTCATGTCACGAAAGGCAACACGCAATCGATTAGCCAAAGTCATGTTTGAATTCACGTCCTCTTCTTCGTAGTTTCTGATGATTTCCAGATACCGACGCAGGCAGCCATCATCGAAGGAACCTTCGGGCGGCATGAAGCATTCCACCTGGAGCGCCAAAGAAATCGGAAGGAGTTCCTTGTAATTCTCTAGGTTTACTTCTTCGATGCGGAACGTTTCAAATCTATGCGCCAGGGGCACTGTCTTCTTCTGCATCTGGAGAATTTTCTAAAGAAGTCAAATAAGCGTCAATGGAATGCGGGTTGATCCGATAACCGTGAGAATTTTTCTCTTTGTAGTCTTTATTGCTTAGCTCAGGATTTTTGGCAAAGGAGCGCACCAGGTTGTTCCAAGGAATCCGAAGCTTGTTCTTCTTATTGGCACCCGGATTGATGTTGACATAATGAATGCCCTCACTCCAGCCAGCGCCTTTTGTACTGGTCTTACCAATGGCGATCCAATTGCGGATCGTTTGATCAGAAACCGACAGGCGCCTGGCACACTCCTCAGTTGAGATGTATTCGTCTGCGTACATCTCAGGATTGGGGCTGGTTTTATCTTGAGCCCCTTGTTGTAAAGCCCAGAGGCTGCCGAGAATATTACGAATTCCTTTCAATTCGTAAGCAATGTCCTCTAAGCCTTTGCGAATTCCGTACGACATACCTCAACTGTTTTGGCTAAATGCTAATGTATTTGAACAAGCTTTGTTATGACTATGGACGAACAAGTCCAAAATAGTGTTCCGCCCGAGTTCAAGCCAATGCCCAAGCTTTCGGCAGAACAGGTGGAGATGTTAAAAGCTGTTGCCAGGGAGCGTGCGATTGCCCAGGCTACCGCTGAGGCACCTCCTCAACCCCCACAGAATCAACGCATTGCCGCACCGCCACCGTCCATGCTGCCACCTCAGGTACAGCCTCAAGTTATTTATGTGCGGCGTAATTTTACGGTTGCTGAACTTCTCTTGATTCTTCTCTTGTCTTGCGGCTTGGTAGCTGGCACGCAAGCCTTGTGGGGACTTGGATCTCGCATCTTACCTCAAGTTGAAATAAAGGTCAAATAAAATACGACAAACCTAAACTATAATTTTAGTTATAAGGTTTGCGAGCGTATAGGTGGCCAATAGGCGGATCTCAGATTTACCTGCAATTAGTTCGGTCGACATTGCTGATGCCGACCTATTTACTATTGTCCATACAGCCGAAGTAGATCCTGGGTTAAAAAATAAAAAATTTACCGTACAAGAACATAAGGCATATCTCAATAATTATTACTTGCAGCTGACCGGCGGCACGGTTAACAACCTGACGGTCACTAATAACTTAAACGTATCAGGCAACACGACTCTCCAGGGAAATCTTGGTGTTTCAGGTACTGCCAGTTTTGCAAATTTAATCATCGATGATCTGACCGTAACAGGTACCCTGAGCGGTGCAACAATTACCGGTCAAAGCATCCAAGGTTTAAATGTTAATGGCAACAACGGTTATTTTGTAAGCCTTCAAGTTGTCAATGGAACGGCAGATACTTTTCAAATTTCTGCAATTAGTGGCAACACAATTACAGGTAATGCGATTGCTGCAAGCGGTATTACCGGTCAAACGATTACCGGAAATACTGTTAATGCCATTAATCTTAATGCCGTAACGATTACGGGAGTTACCGGAGTTTTTACAACCAGTGTTTCTGGGGCTCTTGTCACCGGCAATGCGGGAAGTTTTTCAAACGTAACTGGTGTTTCTGGTGTATTCACAACGCGTCTTTCTGGCGCAACCATTACCGGCAATACTGGTTTATTTAGTTCAATTACTGGTGTTTCCGGTACATTCACAAGTCAGTTATCTGGCGCAGTCGTCACTGGAGTTACGGGTCAATTCACGCAACTCAATGCGGTTACTGGCCAGTTTGCCAACCTTTCTGGCGCAACTGTTACGGGCGCAACAGGACAATTTACAAGTCTGACCGCAACATATGTAACAGGAACTATTGGTGTTTCTGGGGCAACAGTCACTGCACTTACTGGAAACATCAATCAAGTCCAAGGTGTTTCAGGTGTCTTCACTGATAATCTGTCTGGCGCAGTTATTACTGGTGATGTTGGACGTTTTGCTAACTTTACTGGCGTCTCCGGAACGTTTACAACGCGTCTTTCCGGTCAAACCATTACAGGTGTAACGGGTTTATTTACGAGTATTACGGCCGCAACCGGTACTTTCACCGATCAAATTAACGTCAGCACAATTGCTACTACGGGAAGCATCTCGGCAAGTGGTAATTTATTTATTGGCGGCTCTGGAACTGTCGTCAATAACTTTACTGTTAGCGGCACGATTTCAGGTTTGACCGTTACGGGTACGACTGCTTTATTTGACAGCGTCACTGGTAATGGCGTATATGGAAATACGCTTGTTTACGCACCAACGGTTACCGGTAATATTGTCCAAGCTACTTCCGTTACTGGTGTCACAGGTGTTTTTACGACACTGTTAAGTGGTGCCACAATTACGGGTAATGCAATTAATGCAGGTACGGCAACGGTTGGCACCGGTAACTTTACGCGTGTTTCCGGAGGAACAGTCACAGGAACCACTGGTTTATTTGGTCTATTAACAACTGACACTGGAAACTTCACTCGTATTTCCGGTGTCACGATCACTGGAACTACTGGGCTCTTTAGTTCTACTACCGTTGTCAGCGGTCAGTACACAAATCTGTCTGGTACCACGATTACCGGTAATACCTTAACAGTTGGAACGGGACGTTTTACCCTGGTTACAGGCACAACGTTTGTTGCGGGTGGCGTTGTTTTTGCTTCTGGTGCGGGTGACGTTCGTCCTTTCAACCAATTTTCCTTTCCTGCAACACCTGGTACATCAGGTTATGTTCTTGCCACACTTGGCAATGGACAGACAACTTGGACCGTTGCAACAACCACAGGAACTCTTGTTACTAATGCAATTGCAGAAACTAAAATTGTCATTGACATCAACTATGCAATTGGAATTGGATACAACGGTTTATCTGTTGGACCTGTTGAAATTGCATCTGGATTTACCGTAACGGTTCCATCTGGTTCAACTTGGAAAATCTTGGATTAAACTAGATTTAAAGGATAGTAGTTACTCATGCCATACGGAACTTTAAAGGCAGATACGCTTACTTATTACACCGCCACAGGGGATGTCAACCTGGCGATTAGTGGCATTGCACTTAACGGCGCTGCTGTTGTTTCTGGTGTTAGTGGTATTTTTACCACTGTTGTTTCCGGTGCAACGGTAACCGGTAACGCTGGTCAATTTACCACTATTACTGGCGGTACTGTAAACTTTGCAAATATTACTGGTGTTTCTGGTACGTTTACCACCAGGCTTTCAGGTGCAACTGTAACTGGTAATACCGCTCAATTCACCACGGCAACGGCAGTAACTGGTGTTTTTACCACGAGTATTTCTGGGGCGACGGTAACTGGTGATCTTGGTTTATTCAATACAATTAGCGGTAATCAGGTCGTTCTTGCTACTGGACTTTCTATCCCAAGCGGTAGTGCCTCCTCTCCATCCATCAGTGTAAACGGAGACCCAAATACTGGACTATACTCCCCCGGCGCAGACCAAGTAGCCATCTCGACTAATGGCACTGGGCGGATCACCATCGACGCCAGCGGCAACGTCAACATCGACAGCAACACTTTGTACGTTGATGCCACGAGTAACCGGGTAGGAATTAACACTATCCCTGGAGTTGCTTTTGATGTGGCAGGCGCAAGCAGGTTTGATCACACTGCAGTAGATGCTTTGAGCTTGCTGCGGGGAGGAGTAAAAGTAGGCGATATTGGCGGCTCGGCTGGTGGCGGTACGTTCTCATTCAGGAGCGCACCTTCAACGCCAATATCTTTTAGCATTTTTTCTAGTGAAGTAGCACGAATTGACTCCAGTGGCCGCTTGGGTCTGGGGACTAGTAGCCCTAGCTCCGCCCTATCCATCGACGGCGCATCCGCTTTAGGAAATTTGGGCTCTGGCGCCCCAATTATCACGCTTAAAAACACAGACACCAGCAACTTCAATACAGCGCAGATTGTCAACCGAGACTCAGGCGGAAATCTGGCTGGCGGAATAACATTCCGTAATGATTCGCACGGTGCGAGCGGAACAACGTCATTACTGTGCTTTACTCGCACTGGTGGAACTAATCGTGAGGCTTTAGGCATTACATCGGGAGGCACTACAACACTGAATGCAGCCGCATCTAATGCGCCGTTTATTGCTCAGATCAACTCCACCGAAGTCGCCCGCATCGACAGCTCCGGCAGGTTGTTAACTGGCACGTCTAGTGTTATTAACGTAGGAACTTTAAATCAAGCTATACAGATTGCTGGCACTGGCGGCCCCGGCAATTTAACAGTTTCTCGATATACAAATGATGTGACCGGTTCGCTTATCGGAATCGGTAAATCACGTTCTACAACAGTTGGCGGGTTTGGCATCGTTTCCGCTGACGACAACCTTGGTCAATACAGTTTTTACGGCGCTGATGGGGCTGCTTTTATAGAAGCTGCTCGCGTATCCGCCAACGTAGACGGCACCCCCGGCGCTAACGACATGCCCGGAAGGTTGGTATTTTCTACCACCGCCGACGGAGCGAGCAGCCCGACGGAGCGGATGAGGATTACAAATGCAGGCCGTATCGGCTTGGGTCAAACCTCACCAGCTACTACAGTTGACATTAATGGCGCACAATCTGCAAACATTGTTGCTGTTGCTGTCTTAGACATTGATTGCTCACTCGGTAATACCTTTACTAAAACTATTAACGCTAACAGTACTTTTACCGTTAGTAACGTCCCCGCTTCTCGCTCTTATGCCTTTACATTAGAGGTGACACATACCAGTGGTATTATAACATGGTTCAGTGGCGTTACGTGGCCTGGTGGTACTGCACCAACCTTAACAACTGGAAAGGTTCACCTGTTCATGTTCTTCACTGATGATGGTGGCACAACATGGCGGGCCTCTAGCCTGATCAACTACTAAGGTTAATAATATGGATCCTATTTCTCAGAGAATGATGATGGGCGCTGCTGGTGTCCCTAGTGGTCCGAAGACCTACATCGAAGATGTCTTCAGTACTTGGCTTTATACCGGCAACGGCAGCACGCAGACGATTACGAATGGGATTGATCTGAGCGGCAAGGGAGGGTTGGTTTGGGTTAAAGACAGAACAGGTATAAATAACCATCAACTTGTTGATACTGTAAGAGGAGGCAACCGCGCTTTAGAGTCTAATACTACGGACGCACAGGAAATACAAGGACCAAGCCTTGGGAATAGTGGCATATATTCTTTCTTTAATGCGGGATTTAACGTAGGATTTAGAAATGAAGTTAATACTAATAGTAACGCCTACGCCTCTTGGACCTTCCGCGAGGCGGAGAAGTTCTTTGATGTGGTGACTTATACGGGCACCGGCTCCAACCGCACCATCAGCCACAACCTAGGCAGCGTGCCCGGCTGCATCATCGTCAAGCGCACAGATGCCACAGCCGACTGGCAGGTTTATCACCGCAGTCTTGGTAACGCTCAATATCTTGTCCTCAACACCACAGCATCCACTGCCGCAGGTTCTACACGCTGGAACAGTACTACACCGACTAGCACAGTCTTTAGTCTTGGCACTGATGCCACTGTCAACGCATCCGGCGGTACGTATGTCGCCTACCTGTTCGCGCACAACGCTGGAGGGTTTGGTGATAGCGGCAATGATAATGTAATTAGCTGCGGCAGTTATACGGGCAACGGATCTTCCGTGTCTGTCTCTCTCGGGTGGGAGCCTCAATTCTTGCTTATTAAAACGTCTTCAACCACAGGTGGTTGGGCGATGTATGATAACATGAGAGGTATTACTACTGGGAACGATCAGTATTTAGCGGCGAATACAAGCGGTACTGAGCTTTCCTACGATGACGTGAGTCTCCAACCGACAGGATTTACTGCGATAAGCGGCGGTTCTGGCATGGTTAACGTAAATGGTCAAACCTATATCTACATCGCCATCCGCCGTGGGCCGATGAAGACGCCCACCGATGCGACGAAGGTGTTTGCGCCATCCATCTCGGTTGGTGGATTTCCATCATTTGCTGTCGGTTTTCCAGTTGATTTTAATATCAACGGTGATCGCACTGGCGGCGATAAAATGTACGCCGTGTCCAGGCTTACTGGCACTGGCTGGATGCAAACAAATACAACAGCCGCTGAAGGCACTTCTGTGTCATTTAAGTGGGATTCGCAAACTGGCTGCGTCAGCGGCTGGCCGCCTTACATAGGATGGTCCTTCCGCCGCGCCCCCGGCTTCTTCGACGCCGTTTGTTACACCGGCACAGGAACTAGTGCTCAAGTTGTAAGCCATAATCTAACAGTTGTTCCTGAACTCTTTATACTAAAGCGTAGGTCCAGTGGTACTGGACAGGACATGGGCTGGCCTGTCGCCGTCAAGCAGGGATCGGACGGCATATATTTTATACCAGGTGCATCGTCCGGTTTAAATACGAATGGCTCCGGCTTTGTTCAGCCAGGGTACTGGGCTTTAGGTTTTACTTCTACGACCTTCACACCTGGGGAAGCCACACTGTCCAACCCCGGAGGGTTTACAAGCGGTCAAACATATATTGCCTACCTCTTCGCTTCCTGCCCTGGCGTGAGCAAAGTCGGTAGCTACACCGGCACCGGCACCACGCTCAACATTGACTGCGGCTTTACAGCAGGCGCACGGTTTGTTCTAATCAAGCGTGCGGATTCCACGGGAAGCTGGTACGTCTGGGACACCGCTCGCGGCATCGTCAGCGGTAACGATCCCTACCTTCTACTTAATTCCACCGCCGCCGAAGTTACTAACACCGACTACATCGACCCGCTGAGTTCTGGCTTCCAGATCAGCTCCACTGCCCCTGCCGAGATCAATGCAAACGGCGGGAGCTTCATTTATCTCGCCGTGGCTTAGACCTATGGAACTCCGCAACCGCACAACCGGCGCCGTCATCACTGAAGACCAGTTTCGCCGCTCCAACCCCAACACCAGCTTCCCGCCGCAGCTGACTGCTGAGATCATCAGCGATTTCGGCTATGACCCCGTGCTGGAAGGCCCCCAAGCCCAGACCACACCGCCCTACCAGTACAGCCAACGTGATGGTGTAGTGGAGGTGAATGGTCAGTGGTTCACCCACTACATCGCCGGTCCTGTGTTACAGGACTACACCGATGACAAAGGCGTGGTTCACACCGCTGCTGAGCAGTATGAGGCGTACTGTTTTGCCAAAGATGCAGAGCAGGGAAAAGCCGTCCGCGAAGACCGCAACCGCCGCTTAGCTGAGTGCGATTGGACGCAACTGGAAGACAGTCCTCTTAATCCTGACGGCAAAGGAGCCTGGGCACTTTACCGCGAAACTCTCCGCATGGTGCCACAACAAGCTGGCTTCCCTTGGGAAATTAACTGGCCACCTAAGCCATGATTATTTTTTCTGTAGTTTTGCTATAGTTTAAAAAAGGATTCTAACCATGGCTACAAAGTCTTCCTCCACTCTTTTTACATGGAACATTGCTCAACTTGAGCGTGAAGTTTCAGATGGTTTTGTGTTTACCGCACATTACACAATCGACGCTAAAGATGATGCTTATACCGCAGGAGCTTATGGCTCCCTTGGTTTTGAACGCCCCGACAATTTAATTCCTTACTCGGAATTAACGCTCGATGAAGTAGTGGGCTGGGTCAAGGACGCCCTTGGCACAGAGAAAGTCGTTGAAATTGAAGCTGCACTGCAGAAGCAACTAGACGAACAACGTGCCCCCTCTGTTGCCGCAGGTCTCCCTTGGGGCAGCTGATTTTTAGTGAATAAATACTTAATTATTTTTGCGACGCAACTCGTGTAAATAAAATGGCTATAAAACTCGTTGATGCGGTTAAGTACTATAAAGAACTTCCGCATCAGCGAGAAGCCTGGGAATGGCTACAAGAACAGTTAACGCCTGACCAGCTTTCCGAGTTTGCCGTCAAGTATCGCACTGAACCAAAACCAGTTTCTAAAACAGAAAACACCTGGGACGGTGTTTATAAAGTCGCCAAGGAAGCTGGCGCAGTATTTCCTGAAGTTGTTTCAGCGCAATGGGCACTGGAATCTGGCTGGGGTAAACATTTTTCTGGTACCTGGAACGCGTTTGGATTAAAAGGATCTGGCACCAGTGTTAATACTCAAGAGTTTATAAACGGTAAATGGATTACGATCAAGGCAGGTTTTATTGACTTCCCCGATTTAGAAAGCTGTATTCATTATTTAGTTGATCGTTGGTACAAAGACTTTGGTCGCTTTAAAGGTGTCAATAGGGCAAAAACACGGAATGAATGTTGCCAATTATTGGTAAAAGAAGGGTACGCAACTGATCCTGAATACAGTACAAAATTAATGCAGATCCTTGACAGGCAACTTGGTACAGCGGGCAACATTCCCAAAGAAAAACCGGCCAAGCCTAAATTCAATCCCTGGAGCCCGTTCACATTTAAAGTGACGCCCAATATTACGTACGGCGAACTAACTCTCAACCAAGAAGCGCGGCGTTTTACCAAGCAGTATCAATGCGATACAGCACTAGAAATTTGCCAGTTCCTTGAAAAGGTACGTAGTGCATTTGGTAATAAGCCTCTAATTATCACCAGCGCTGCACGACCTGAACCCATTAATACCCAAGTTGGCGGTGCTAAAAATAGTGAGCACACCTATGACGCACCATCTAAAGGAGCTGTTGATTTTTATATCGAGGGTGCCAATATTTATGTCGTACAAGATTGGTGCAATAAAAACTGGCCATACTCATTGGGTTATGGTGCACTGAAAGGTTTTATTCATATTGGAATACGAGAAGGAAGGCAACGTATCCGCTGGGATTACTGAGATGAAAAAATACAGGGAACCACTCATCAGAGTGAATGTTTGCTGGCAAGTTAGAGACGAAAAAAAGTGCGTAACCCTACCAAAAGAGCAGGCTTACGCAACTAGAGATTGGGTTGAAAGAGAAGGCGGCGTTTGTTTTTGGTTTCAGGCTTTACCTGATTGATCAACGTTGCTTGGCGCGACCAACAACCAGAGCAGCAATCTCAATTAACTTATAAAGTTTGCCAACGAGTTTATCGTCGGCAGGTGTTTTGGTCAGAGCGCAAATAGCAGAAGCTGCTGCATGAATAGCTAAGGCAACTTCCAAATACTGATTAAGGTGTTCCATGGCTGATCGATAGATCTATTTACATTCTAAAGGCTTGTGCAAAAACTTTATTTAGTCTTCATAAATACGACAGCTTCTTTCCCAGGGATTGTTATCGCAGTAAGTTTTGAAAGCTTTGGCAGGACTTGGTGTACCAAGATGAAAACGTTTGGACAGTCGACAAATAATCCAGTTGTACAAATTAATCATGGTACCGTTGCAAAGGGCACAAGAAAAGCGGGGAATTTATCATCGGCCTGGTGCTCACGTTGCCATGCTGTTTCCCATTCAGCTAAAGAATGATCGTGCGCATCTTGACCAACATAGGTTTCTGTATGGTCATTGAGAATAAAATCATCATTCTCTAACAAGATATAGGCAAAGTTTTCCAGCAGTAAATTAAAATCTCCTGAAACAAACTCAAGAACTACAGCGACTTCGTAGGACAAAGGTTCGTTGCGTGTTGTCGATACACACAACAAGTAAGTTCCCTGTGGTAATGGGTAATAACGTTCATCTCCTTTATCTAGTCGATTGGGATCAAACGTGTTGTACAGATCTGACTGAGCATCCATGACGTGCCCAACATATGGGTTGTACACTTTGCCGTCAATTGTTGTTGTAATACTGTCATCTTGAAAAATTCCACGCCCTTGAATAGGGTTAAGGTTTAAATCGTAAACGGATGTATTGATGTATTTGGGTCTTATACCTCCTTTGACTACGATGAGCCAAGCCTCTGCTGTGATTGTAAAACTAAACCAATGGTTATAAGATCCTCCGCCATAACCACCATTGGAATTTAATGACGTATCTCGACGGCCAATAACCTGGTTTCTTGGCCCCAAGTTTCCTTTTAGATTACGAATAGATAATTGACTAAATTGACCCATGTTTAATGGGTTGTTTTGTGTTCGTTGCCGTTGAATATCTGGATTACGGGCCATTTATTACAGTTGAACCGATCAAACTATTCTACTCGTTCGGTATTTCTATATTTTCTGGAAACGTAATGGTATTACGAAATGCTTTATTGAATACCAGGGGTTGATCTTTGTTCTTGCCGTAAGCCATAAGCTTTTCTGCTTTGAACTCAATTTCAAATGGATGGATATCTTCTGGGTAAAACAATTTGTTCCAACTTGAAATTAAATGTAATGGATTGCCGCACCTTGGATTGCCACATAAATGTGTGACGACCATGTTACCGATGTCGCCCCAGGCACAGTTGTAAATAGCTTTATGAAAGCTTAAGTTTTCAGCCTTTTGGTGGCTGTAGGCCGACCGGTAGGACGGCATGCAAATACGCTTAGGTGTATAGGGGCCAGGTGATTCGATTGTCCAACACTCATCCGCAGCCCCCTTGGTGACCTTCTGCCATAGCTTTTGGTACCTGGCTTTGTATTCAACATTGAGGTAGTTGATGTCAAAACCACAGAGGTTTGATTGGATCTTATGGACACAGTGGTAACACCAGTGACGTTCTTTGTCCCTGATGTGGTGGTTATGCGGGCAAACAAAACCCCGGTAGTAGCCTTTGGTATCAAGCTCCTCGTCGGAGAGACCGTCAATACCCGCAACAAAACGAAAGTCTGTTGCTTTGGCTGCCTTGCGTTCAGAACGATGGAGGTTTGCCATCTTAGAAAAGGGCAGGTGCGCTGGGAATCAGTTGCTCCCCCTTGGGTTTCACAGCGTGTGCGTGACGTTTCTTGTTGAATTTTTGAGTTGGGATTAACGATTTCCTGTTGTCTTTATCAAAATTGCTGTATTCATGCATGATGTCCAGCTCAATGGGATCTTCTTGCGTTCGCAGGAAATAAACGAGCCGATGCGCCAGGTAAACCGTGTTGTCGATGCAGACCATATAAAAACCCGTCACTTTGTTCAAGCGTCCAGCCTGAGTCCCAGCTTTGTTACAAGCCTTGTCGACCACCCACTCCAAACCACTGGGGTAACGGTCCGAAAGTTTGATCAGCTCTTGAACCCGCCAGAGGGGTGGCATGGGCTTGCGGTTGCGAGACACGGTCTGTGAGTTGAGTGTTCTCAGATTTTACGGCGAACCAGGCGTGGTGTCCAGTGCAGCAGAAAACTAAGAATCGAATAGGATTATTCTATATATAACTTAAATGACGCAGCTTGACCAAAGTGTACGTACTTTATTTCTCTTCACCATCCTCCGCACCTTTCAAAACTTACAGTATTTACCTGAAGTGTCATTTACCTATAGGGGGGATATAGCGAGGTGCGATTCTTAGTTCTTATGCACCGCACCCTAGTCTCAACATGAGACTCCCTCCATAAAAAAAGGGCCGCCGAAGCGACCCGTCCCTACATCCACAACGCAAGCTTAGGGCTATTTCCGCCCGTAGTCGTCGCTCTGGCGTGTAATGTCCTCCTCATACAGAAGGGATCCCCTCTGGACCTCAATCAATTTGAGTTCGCAGTTACCGGCCTCCAGGCGATGCCACTCACCCTGCGGGATATGGGCCGTAATACCGGGGGTTGCAGCGATACTGCTTTCACCCACGGTGATGGTTCCAGAGCCACTAACGACAACCCAGTGTTCTTCACGGTGTTCATGCTTCTGAAGGCTGAGCCGCTGGTTGGCGTTCACCACCAGCAGCTTTACCTGATACTGCGGACCTGTAAGGATTGTTTCAAACCATCCCCAGGGCCTTGTCTCCGAATAGGTCATGCTGTAGTAGCGGCTAACTCCTTTTCTTCTTTCTTAGCGCTTTTTTTCTTGCGTTTACTGGTCTTAATTTGAGGCTCATCCACTTTTGTCAAGACTTCTTGGAACACATCGTTGAAGTCAGCTGCAACCGTATCCCAGTTGAAGCAGACATCAGTGACGCGTTCATAGCATGCCTGGGCCACATCATCCAGTTTTTGTCGGTCTTCGTAAAGTTCCGTCAGAATACTGGCCAGATGATTGTCGTCCGGACAAGGCATGATGCGACCAAAGTTTGTGTCTACATCTGCGTGGAGGTTGCGAATCAGTGGACCGCAGCCTTCAAAGATTTCTTTACAGGAGGTGTGATCCGGCACCACCTGAGCCACACGGCAGGCAGCATGTTCAAAGTTAACCAAACCCCAACCTTCCCCTTTACAGGTATTAACACCTACGTCGGCAACGTTGTAGATGGTGTTAAGTAGCTCCACATCCACGGAGGGACCATGGGGAGTGGGCGTTGTCATGATGATGCGACCGTTGGGATCCAGGCCTTGACGGGTCATTTCCCGGTGGAAGAGGGGCATGATGTCCCAACCCTGGTCTTTTTGCCCCATGTGCAGGTAGAGCTTGGCGTCTGGTTTATCAACAGCAAATTTGGCGAAGGCGGAAATCGTAAGGTCAATCCGTTTGCGGAACTGGTTGCGATTCCCGTTGAAGACAATGAAGTCGTCAGGATCCAGGTTGAGTTTTTTTCGTGCTTCTACCTTATCAATGGGGTAGAACTGACCAGAAGTTACACCGTGAGGGACAACCCAGATTGGTTTTTCAACCCCAGCCTTAATCGTTTCTTCTGCACCGAATTTGGTGTAGCAGATTGCTGCATCCCACTCATGCATCGTTTCGGTGAGGCAACCGTACCACCCATAGGAGTCCATGGGGTAGTATCCCACGAACTTAAAGCCGATCTGCTCCTTAAGATCTTTGATTTGACTCCACTGGTTGTTAATGATCCAACAGTCGTTGATTGTGAAGATCACATCAGGACGAACACGTTCGGTTACTTCACGAATCCGAGCTTCACCAAAAGGCTGGTTTTGGTACATGTTGGAGGCGGGGTACATGAAGTACTCCTTTTGCAGCGGTGTGTAATCACCGTGCCAGTTGCACCCCAGCACATGGATTTCGTACTGATCTTTCAGGCGGCTCAGCACGTTTTCGGTTACACGAGCAAAGCCAGTGGTTGCAACGATGTCACCAACCCACAGCAGCTTGGGTTTATTTTCAGCCATTTAATTGATTATTGACTGAAAACAGTATACAAATTATCGAGGAGTTATAGAACGTACTAGTTCTTTTTCTTCTGCTTGTTTTGCTTTTAGTTTTATCTTGAGAAATTCTGCAGCTTTATGGGTATTGGTTGTATCACCACAGGTGTAGAGATCGATAGCTGCATAGCCCAACTCTGGCCAGGAGTGAATAGATGCATGCGATTCCGCCAATAAAGCCAGAAGTGTTACCCCTTGCGGTTGAAACTTTTCACCAAAAACACGCAGGATTTTGGCACCCGACATATTGAGAGCTACTTGAAGTAGCCGCTCAAGTTCGTTGTAGTCATCAAGGAGTTCTTGATCACAGTCATAGAGATCAAGAATCAGGTGCCGCCCGTTGCTCACAGTTCGTTTGCTACCTCTTCCATTGTCGCATTGGATGTTTTATCTATCACATCCCCATAGAACGTACGCCATTCTTCCTTATTAAGACCCACCTCCACAAGGGATGGATATTGTTCGTACTTGGGACTGGATGCCCGCAGTGCGATGTTGACTACCCGCATGCCGCGACTGTTCTTGAATTGATAAACATTCAGCTTCAGCTGGTGAACGCATACGTCCATCAAGAGGGATTCAAAACGACTACGACCCAGGATGTTGCTGTTGGAACCACGGGAGAACTCGCAGTAGCTGGCATACAACCACTTATCCCAGTTGATGTACAGGTTTGAGACACCACCAGGTGCGTGTTTAGCCAGGCCCACCGGAGATGAAATACCTGGGTCAAAGACTACACAGTGTTGCATCCAATCCAAGATCTGGTTGGATTTTAGGATCTGTTCCTTGTGATGCTTGGCAAAGAAATCAACTTTCTCGTTGGTTTCCATCAGGTATTCCCGCATCTCGGCTTCCGTCATATCCAGAACCCAGTTCACCAGTCCTGGCAGCAGAGCAGCAAATTCACCGAAGGGACGACCGTGATCGTCCATATCAATGAGGGTGCGTTGCTCAGCGGAGCTACCAGTGAAGGGCCGATCAAAAGGAATGGTGAGACGACGACGCGCCAAACCAGAAGTCGGATCAGTCGTTTGGATTGGTTCGTTGGCGGTGATCATGACCAGACCATTGAACTTAAACGGCTTCTGACTCCCAGCTTGGAACTTGCGCTCATTACGGATGAGGTCACGACCGGTGATTGCTTTTAGTACAGAGACCGAGCCGCCGTAACGCTCCACATCATTGAAGAGCAGAAGTTTTTTCTTATAGAGGTTGGCGGTTTCAAATCGGTTTTTCTCCAGATGTTCCAGCGAAGAAATCATGGCGTTGTCGTCGCCAACCAGCGCATGGGCAAGGTTGCTGTAGGTGGACTTACCAGACTTACCAGGTCCAACAATCTCAACAAACTTCTGGATATCGGAGTGACTCAGTAGTACCGCCCGCAACCAAGCCCTCAACACTTGGACCCGACCCCAGCTGTCATTCTGTGTGGACTTCAGCCATTTAATGATGGGCTCACATGCGGCGTAGGGGTCGTATTCGTATGGCAGTTGCTGCGTGATGTAGAGATCACGGTTGAACGGCATCAGCTCCCTGGTTTCAACATTCAAGATCCCGTTGGTAAACAACAGGTATTCATTACCTTCGTACCAATCATCAAAAATAGTTGAAATCCTCAATTGCTCCATTAAATCGGAGATGAGGTTCATGGAGTAACCGCTGTGCAGCAGACCATCCTTGATGGCATCTAACCGGCCTTTGATGTCGCCCTTAACTTCGTATTCCGACAGTTGAGACCACAGCCCCTTGCGTTGATATTGATACATGAAAAATGCGCCATGCGATTGGCTATAGCGCAGATTCCCCTGGTAATCCTGCAACAAGATTCCAGCAATGACATCAGATGATGGGTTACGTGTTTTTTGTTTGTTGCCATTACCGCCTCCATAGTTTGGGCTACTCCTGCGATGCAGGACCCTGGTGTCACCCTCCACCGATTCCATTTCAGGTGTTGCAACTAGACCTAAGTCTTCTTCCAGTTCTGTTAATAGTTTTGCAACGTGATCAAGCATGGTGTCATCTACGTTCATTGATTTGTGATTTTGGGAAGGCTCCCAACCGTTTTCTTTGGCAACGTGGACAAGCGAACCGATACCACGTCCACCACCTTTGGAGAAGGAACGCCACCGCCTATGACACTCACCGTCTTGATACTTCTCAGATTGACGGGACCATTCATCCCAATGATCAAGAAGGGATTCGTCCAATGAATGGAGCGATTGCCCAACCATGATCCAGATGTCGTAATCATCTGTAGCTTCTGGTGGCATGCCCCACATGGCTTCCAGTGCCAACTGCATGTCTCGCTCAAGCGAAACTTCAGCGTTAATTGCAAAGGATGGGCCAATGATGCGGGTGGTTTCTTTGGCGGGAACACCCTGCTTGACATTTTTTTGGATGATGGCATTCAGCAGCCAATCCGGAAACTCAGGCAATTCCTGGATCCACTCAAACCCTTGGTCGGAAGCCGTGAAATAACCTTCGGTTTCTGGATGCAAACCCATTAGCACCCCTTGGTGCCGTTTCCAGAGAATTTCTAGTTTTTCTTTTTCTCCTTCTGCGTGCCAGGTGTATTTGTTACGGACGAGATGTTTGTGTTGATCGCGGGAGAGGCGATACAGTTTCCGCTCTCGGCCCTCTTTACCACTGAGGATCGTCAGCGTATCGGGCAGCGCCTTATTAAATGGCAGTTCCGACAGTGATTCGATGAGTGCGTAGACGGTTGGACCGTCGACATCAACCCAGATCAACCCATAGGGATGGTTATAGACAGGACCGCCGAGCAGGCCAACTGCCTTGCAGCGACCCAGCAGCATTTCATTTTCTATTTCTTGCGGACTGAACGGTTTGTTTTGCCACCCCGCAATGTATGGATCCTTGTTTGGACCCAGTGGAGTCAGGGGCCAATCAATAGGGATGTAATCGAGCCGAATTTCACCGGGCTTGAGGGCTTGCTGGTTGGTATTGGTCATGCCTGGTTGCTCGGTCGAACTTCTACTTTAAAGTTTTTATCAGCGAAACTTGCCTCTTTCAATAGCCAGAAAGCGTGAAGATGCATGTCAGTGGGCAGATAAAAACAGTCTCCATCCGCCGCATTCATCATGCGACTCATGAGACTATTTATCCACTCACCTGTACAGACGTTGATGTCCATGGTGAGGGCTTGACTTGTTTGTCTTCTTATCCTACGGCGACCAATCCAGGGGATTCATTACGAGTTTCTGGAAATCACTGAGACTTATTGGACTCATTTAAGACTCCATGATTCTCTTTATCAACCTTTTCAAACTTGGCAAGCATCCTGTCATAAATTAAAACAGGATCTTCTTTTGTTACTACAGAAGAATCACAAGCAATTGACCAAGCAAGACGCTTGCGTTTTTCAACTGGATGATCTGGGTTGTAAGCCACAGCACTCAATAAAGCCTTACGTATTGTACAAATAAAGATGTATTGTCTTGATAGAATGGTTTCATACGAATAGTTCATCATGCGTCAAGCTGGTAAAGGCGGCGGCAAACAAACACCAAAAGCCGTTAACAAAGCAGGTAGCAAGCAGGGCATGCCAAAGCCCCGTGCCGCAAAACCAGGCGAAAAAGCAAAAGCATCACGCCCTGTAGCCCCTAAAGGTGCCCCTGTTCGTCAAGAAAAACCACAGGTTGGCCAACGTCCTGCACGCGTACAAAAACAAAAAGCAACGCCAGTGCCTTCCCGTGGCACAGCACAAAAACCAAAAGCTGCAAAACCAGCGGCAACCACAGGAACGAGTACTCCTACACCCACGAGTGCTTCCTCTTCCCCTTACATGGACATGTTAAATCAAATGCGTTCTCAAGCAACTGCCGCACAGAGCGCAACACGTCCCCTTTAAATTAAGTCTGGGTCATACACGTTGCAGTTTTCAATTTGGTTGTAGTACTCTTCAACTATTTTGTACCAATCTGTATGTAAAGAGTCAAGAAAACGTCGCGATATTTTAAAGACTTGTGTTCTCACTGGAGTTGAAACAAGAATGGCAGCTTGTTGAACTTTTATTCCTAGGGTTTGGGTAATAGCAATGTCGTACGCAGCAAGCTGCTTGCAAGTCTTTTTAAATTTCATGTGACCACCCAAAAGATCACGCCATTCAGGCGATCCTTTCTCCAGGTCCTTGGGCCACTTGCGGCTATAAGGTTTAACGCTGGTCTTTAAGTCAGCCAGCGTTAACTTGTTATTGGCAACAGCAATAATATCAGGAGCACCAGCCCAAGCACGACCTTCTGAG